AGAACGATTCAGGTTCTAGTATTAATGAATCAGTTGAATTTAATAACTGAAATTGAAGAAGTATTGGTTGATTTTGGAGAACCAAATTGTAAACTAGTAAAACCATATTTGATTTCTGATGATGGAAGTCTTTCTCCTTGGTTGAAGGGAATTACAAATGATGAAGAGATTATGATGAGTTCTGATAAGATTTTAACTCTTGTTGAACCAAATGGAAAATTACTTGATGAATATACTGAACTTACAAAATGAGATTTTATACCAACGTCTATGAAAAATTTAATAAAATGTTGGTTCGTGGATATGAAGACGGTAGGTATTTTCAAACAGAAGAAGAGTTTCAACCAACTCTTTATGTCACTTCTAAAAAACAAAGTAAATATAAAACTCTTGATGGGTTGAGTGTTGAACCAATTCAACCTGGAAAGATTTCTGATTGTAAGGAATTTTTAAAGAAGTATGAGAATGTAGAAGGATTTACTGTTTATGGTAATGATAATTACAAAGCACAATATATTTCTGAAACCTATCCAGAAGATGAAATCAAGTTTGATATTAAAAAAATTCGTCTTTTAACAATTGACATTGAGGTTGCATCGGAAAATGGATTTCCAAATGTATTTGATTGTGCGGAAGAACTTTTAGCAATCACACTACAAAACTACGCAACAAAGAACATTATTTGTTTTGCCTCTCGTCCTTATGTGAATACTCGTAAGGACGTTATGTATGTTGAATGTAGAGATGAAATTGATTTAATTCAGCACTTTCTGGCATTTTGGGAAAAAGAAACTCCTGATGTAATTACAGGTTGGAACTGTGAATTGTATGATATTCCTTATATTGCTGGAAGAATTGATAGGATTCTTGGTGAAAAGGAAGCACGTCGTCTTTCTCCTTGGGGAAATATTCGTAGACGGGAACTTGTAATTAAAGGAAGAGAACAAATCTCTTATGAGGTTTCTGGAATTTCAATTATTGATTATCTCGACCTCTATAAAAAGTTTACTTATAAGGCACAAGAATCTTATCGTCTAGATCATATTGCAAATGTGGAACTAGGTCAAAAGAAATTGGACCACTCTGAATTTGAGACTTTTAAAGATTTTTATACAAAAGATTGGCAAAAGTTTATTGATTATAATATTCGAGATGTGGAACTTGTAGACCAATTAGAAGATAAGATGAAACTTATCGAACTATGTTTTACAATGGCATATGATGCCAAAGTTAATTTTAACGATGTGTTTTTTCAAGTGAGAACTTGGGACGCAATCATTTATAACTATTTGAAGAAGAGAAATATTGTTATTCCACCTAAAGACCGTTCAGAAAAGAGTGATAAATTTGCGGGGGCATATGTCAAGGAACCGATTCCTGGGAAGTATGATTGGGTTGTATCTTTTGACCTTAATTCTCTTTATCCTCATCTCATTATGCAATACAACATTTCTCCAGAAACACTCTTGGAAGAAAGACATCCCAGCGCAACTGTTGAAAGGATATTGAATCGAAAAGTTGAATTTGGTGATTATAAAGATTATGCGATATGCCCGAATGGTGCGATGTATCGTAAAGACGTTCGTGGGTTTCTTCCAGAACTAATGGAGAAAATGTATAACGACCGTGTAATCTTTAAGAAAAAGATGTTGATTGCGAAACAGCAATATGAAAAAACTAAGACAAAAGAATTAGAAAAAGAAATTGCAAGATGCAATAATATCCAAATGGCAAAAAAGATTTCTCTTAATAGTGCTTATGGTGCTATTGGAAATCAATATTTTAGATATTATAAACTAGCAAATGCCGAAGCAATCACAATGTCAGGACAAGTTTCCATTCGTTGGATTGAAGGTAAAATGAATTCTTACTTAAACAAAATTCTTAAAACAAATGATGTTGATTATGTTATTGCTTCAGATACTGATTCTATCTACCTTAATATGGGTCCTTTTGTCGAGACTGTATACAAAGGAAGAGAAAAAACTACTGAGGAAGTTGTTGGGTTCCTTGATAAGGTCTGTTCGATGGAATTTGAAAAATATATTGAGAGTTCTTATCAAGAACTGGCGGACTATGTGAATGCATACGACCAGAAGATGCAGATGAAACGGGAGAATATTGCCGACCGTGGAATCTGGACTGCCAAGAAACGATATATTCTTAATGTTTGGGATAGTGAAGGTGTTCGTTATGATGAACCTAAATTAAAGATTATGGGACTGGAAGCAGTCAAATCTTCTACTCCTGCTCCTTGTCGTCAAAAGATTAAGGATGCTCTTAAAATTGTGATGACTAAAACAGAAGACGAAATGATTTCTTTTATAGATAATTTCCGTAAAGCATTTAATAAACTTCCTCCAGAAGAAATTTCATTTCCACGTTCAATTAATGACGTAGATAAACATAAATCTTCATCAACTCTTTATAGTAAAGGAACTCCAATTCACGCAAGAGGGGCACTTCTTTATAATCATCTAATTAAAGAAAAAAAGTTGGATAAGAAGTATGCAAAAATTCAAAATGGTGAGAAGATTAAATTTTGTTATTTGAAACTTCCAAATCCAATTCACGAAAACGTAATTTCTTATATTCAAGAATTTCCAAAGGAATTTGGACTAGACAAATACATTGATTATGACCTACAATTCAGTAAAGCATTTTTGGAACCAATGAAAGTAATTTTGGATGCAATTGACTGGAAAGTAGAAAAAACTGTAAACTTAGAATCATTTTTTAACTAATGGACTTTTTAAAAGATATTGTAAAAGAGATTGGAGGTGAGTATACGCAACTTGCTTCCGACATTGATGAGACTGAAACTTATGTTGACACGGGTTCGTACATCTTTAATGCACTGGTTTCAGGTAGTATTTTTGGTGGTGTATCTGGGAATAAGATTACTGCTATTGCTGGAGAGTCTTCTACTGGAAAGACTTTCTTCTCTCTCGCTGTGGTTAAGAATTTTCTTGACAATCACCCCGATGGTTATTGTCTCTATTTTGATACTGAGGCTGCTGTAAGTAAGTCGTTACTTCAAGGTCGTGGTCTTGATATTAATAGAATTGTTGTAGTTAATGTTGTTACTATTGAAGAGTTTAGAAGTAAAGCACTTAAGGCAGTAGATTTATATCTAAAGAAAAAAGAAGGTGAACGTAAACCTTGTATGTTTGTTCTTGATTCTTTGGGAATGCTTTCTACTGAGAAAGAAATTGAAGATGCACTAAATGATAAACAAGTTAGAGATATGACTAAATCTCAACTTGTGAAAGGTGCATTTAGAATGCTTACTCTTAAACTGGGACAAGCAAAGATTCCTATGATTGTGACTAATCACACATACGATGTTGTAGGATCGTATGTTCCTACAAAAGAAATGAGTGGTGGCAGTGGTCTTAAATATGCAGCATCTTCTATCATCTATCTTTCTAAAAAGAAAGAAAAGGATGGGACCGAAGTTGTTGGGAATATTATTAAATGTAAGACACAAAAGTCTCGTTTAAGTAAAGAAAACAAAGAAGTGGAGGTACGTTTGTTTTATGATCAACGTGGTCTTGATAAGTATTATGGTCTTCTTGATCTTGCTGAAAGGTGTGAGATCTTTAAAAAGGTGGGAACTCGTTATGATGTTGGAGATGGCACAACTCAATTTGGAAAAACTATTAATGAAAATCCAGAGAAATATTTCACACCAGAAATAATGCAGGCACTAGACGAAGCAGCAAAGAAGGAATTTTCTTATGGATGATGGAAAATATTCGAGTTATAAAAACTGGAATTGATGTATCTAAAATTTTAGAACAATTAAAACAATATCCAGAAGATTGGGGTTCACAAAAAAATATTAAAGATAAAAAAATAGAACAACTTGACCCAACAAAATATACTGTTACAGTTGATGTTCTTCAATTGATAATTGGTGGAATAGAAAAGGAAGGTCAATATGTTGGTGATACTGAAATATGCATTCAAACACCTGCATATAAAAAGCACACAGAAGTTCTTAAATTTTTAAATACATATTTTAAAAAAATACGTCGTTGTGCTTTTCTTGCATTATCTGTTGGTGAAATTGTTGGAACACATATTGATGAAGGAACTTATTATCTTACAAAGGATAGATATCATCTTTCTATTCAGGGAAAATACAAGTATACTGTTGGAGATGAAACTATGATTGTTGAACCTGGAACTTTTTTCTGGTTTAATAATAAACTTCCCCATAGTGCTGAAAATATCGGTGATGAAGTTAGAATTACTTTTGTATTTGATGCTCCACACCACAAAAGAAATCCATAGTTAGAGGAGTAATGGAAAAAGTCGAAACTACAATTCTTAGAAGTCTCTTATTTAATAATGATTATTGTAGAAAGGTATTGCCTTTTATTAAAAATGAATATTTCGAGAATCTTCACGAGAA